GTCTTGAACCAAAAGTTTTATATTCTTTTGTTTTATTATCTTGAATAGTAATTAAAAGGATTTCTTCTTCTGCATATCTCGGTTCAGGAAATGCGTCTGCTTCGGTCGCAGTTTCTATATCTATAGAAACTATCTTTAGAAACTCGGAATCAAATACAATATCATCAGGATGATTATCAGAGATATACTGGAGAGCATAATTAGTTTGCCCAAAAATATTAAACGATTCCACGCCATCGTAGGTTTTAATGAATTCTTTACAGTCATTGATGTTTCCTGGTTTTATTTCATAAGCTGGGATACCATAGAGGGTTGTCCATTCGGTTGGGGTTGATATAGTTTTGGAATTTGTGGTATACAAAGTTGGATAGAAATCCACCTTTTGTTTTTGATGTAGCCCATCCCGAATGGAACGGACTAATAGGTTATTTCCCCATTGCACAACTGAGGTATAGAAGTTATTTGACATTGTATCTCCATTTATAAGTTTATATTATACTATGAAAACTGCTTATAGTAAAGACTTAAATCGGGTATAGCAACATCACCGCATCGTAGGCACAGTCGTGGACAGGATCGTGTTTGATAACTTTTTGGATAGTGAATCCTGGCAAATTCACTTGGCAATACCCGTTTTCTGAAGTTGCAGCAAGGATATCGATACCTGTTCTAACATCCCTCCAAGCGTTGTATCTAACAATAGGCTTGATACCTACAGCATTGCATAGACTATCAATAGCCATCTGATCTAAACTACCTCGCGCCCATATTATTTTATTAGGGGATGTATCAACTTTAAGATATTCCCTGAACCTTTCAATTCCTTCTATTGCAGGAACATCGTTTTTGGTCGGGACAAGACTGGTATTTTTTGCAAAGTCGCATTGTTTAGACCACCAATCTAAAGTAGATTTGGACACAGTACGGTTATATTTTTGGATTTGTTCTTTGGCATCAAATTTAACAAATAGGGAATTTTCCAAGATACTTTCGTATGTAGAATTTTCTTCAAAGTAAACCATTGCTGCCGAAAGGATAACACAGTTGGATTCTGTGCTGAGAGTCTCTACGTCAAATACAAACATTCATTTTCTCCATAATGTAATAAAAACAAGTATACTTGACAACCTAAAGATTGTCAAGTGTTTTAAAATCAGATAATAATTTTTCTTTCGGGTACTTGAATAAGAGGTTGTTCTTCAAACTTTGATTCGTATTCTGCGACTAATCCTTCTGCAGGATTACCAACAGTCATAATAGCAGATTTAAATATAGTAATATTTCCCTCAGAATAAGGCATAAACTGTGCAATCATAAGACCAATAGAACCGTCTTCTTTTGATTGAATTGCAATCTGAGCGGGATTTGATACAATAAATTGAAAAGCATCTTCCTCAACAATCCCAGCTAGCAATTCTTCACCGCTAGATAATTTGAAACATTTAGTTGTCATTTTGTATTCACCTTAAAAAGTGGGGAAGATTTTACCTTCCCCTAAAAAATTTATCCCAGTAACATTTTATTTTGAGGAGAATTGATTTCCAATTTCCTTGGTTTGTGCGACTCTGGGATAATGTGGGCAAGATATATTTTCAATAAACCATCCTGTAAAACTACATCAGAAATTTCTACACGCTCTGCCAAGGTGAAAGTTCGTGTAAATGCTCTTGATGCTAAACCCCTATGTAGATATACACTAGTATCATCTTCAGTTGCTTTACCAACAACAGTAAGGTTTCTGTTTAACAATTCTACATCAATATCTTCTTGTTTAAAACCAGCGACTGCAATTTCAATAACATATTTTGTATCCCCAATACTTTTAATATTATAAGGCGGATAGTTAGATTGGTTTTTTGAAACAGATTCCCTTGATTTTCTAATAGAATTCAATTCTGTGTCAAATCCAATAAAGAATTTAAGTAAGTCTTGATCCATGTTAGGAAAGATTGTATGTGTTGATATTGCCATTTTGTTTCTCCATTTATGCGAGATTTAAGTTTGCTACCCCGAAGGCGTAACGGTAATTTGGGGAATTTTTAAATTGCTCTCCCCACGCAAATGTACTTATGCTAAATCAGCCTCTTCTACAGCACTAGCTTCTTGTAACACTTTAATCTGATCTTCACCTTGGCTTCTAATTTTTCCAATTAAATGTGATATATCATCAAAGGGATGTTTACCTAAAGACGATAAAATCATATTAATTTCATTCAATGTCAATTCAATCGTTAAATCTGGGTTTTCCATATTATCCATATTATCTCCAAAAAGTTATAAAAAAAATATATATACAGGTTACGATATCCTGCTATGCTCTATTGTGACATACGATAAACATCTTGTAACACTACCAAGAATTAAATGCTCCATGCAATTCCATTGTTTGACACATCCATATATCTATTAAATCTTTCTAATACCAATTGCGTACTTCTGCACCAATTGCCAATTAGGTTTTTCAGCGTAGGATAATATCTTTATTGATGATAAGGATGTCCTATTCTGAGCTTTTTCTGAATCTACTATTTTTAATAAGTTCCAGTCTTGTAGTAATATTGCTATGGTATTTCTACGTTCAATATCACTTGCGCTTATATTAGTTTCTTTACCATCCAAAGCGAATAGTTCTTTAAAGTGAACCAAAAAGTATTTACCTTGTTTATGAAGAATATGACAAGATTGATAAAGAGTATTATCTTTCTTTGAAGCCACACCAATTCTTGTTAATGTTTCTTTAACCTTTAAGAAACTATCTGGTTCAGAAATCATAATCTCAAGCATCGAGTCAATGGTCCATTCCACATATATTGTATTATCATTGTTAAAATCCATCACTTTCCACCCTTATATTGTTTTTCTCTGATATAGTTTAGTTGCTCTAATGTAAGAATATTTAGTACACTTTTTGCTTCTCTTTTTGAGTAACCATAAAATGAACAAACATTTTCAAGATCATCAGAAACGGTTTCTTTTGGAGCCCATTTAGAAAACCTTTTCTTTTTGCTTATACTATATATTAAAAAAGAAAACTGTTGTTGGTTAGAAAGATCAGGATACCTATTCATCTCATTAGCATACATTACTGTATCGTGGAAATAAGATAAACCTCGATTTACTAAAAATGATTTATAGTCCTTATTAGATTGTGGGTCTTGAAACATATCCTCTTTCGTGAAATTAATTGCATTCAAAAAATCGAAGGGAGTAGACATAATATAATCCTAATATCACTTAAAGGAACAAGAACTCATTACTTCTGTTAAACAAGCCATGGTATTGATTTCACGATCTGTCACAAAAGCATTCTTATATCCATAATCTGCCAATATCAATACCAACTGAGGTATACTAGTCATTTCTATATATTCCACAGATTTATCATACAATCTTCTAAATAACTCTGTAGATTCTATATCACTATTAACACCAACCCATTTCCTTACTTCAGTGAAGTTTTTTTCTTTCAACATCTTCAACAAAGGTGAAAAGGTTTCGTCAGTAGTATTGACTAATATGCCCGCATCAATCTTACCAGAAACAGAATATCTTTGCAACTCATTTAATATTCTTCTATAATCGGGAAAATGTTTAGTTACCAATTCCGCAACAACCTTTTGATCGAACTCAATATTTTCTGCTTTAAGAATAGTTGTCGCTCTTTTAAAGAAAGATGCTGCAATATGTTGTTTATCTTTGCTATCTATCTTAAAATCGATACAAGTACAACGACTATGTAATGGTTCAATGATACGGTTCTTAAAATTACAAGTTAAGATAAATCTACAGTTAGAACTAAATTCTTCAATGAAACCTCGGAGAGCAGGTTGTATTGACGTTGCATTCATATAATCTGCTTCGTCAATAATAACAACCTTTTTTGAGTCGGTTAAAGACACAGTAGAAGCAAATCCTCTAATAGAAGTTCTTAGTGTGTCAATTTGCCTCCCTTCGTCAGAACCATTGATCATTAAAAATTCAGCACCAATCTCATTACATAACGCTTTAGCAATGGTGGTTTTACCCACCCCTGCCGTTCCTGAGAATAAAAAGTTTGGGACTTGCCCAGACTTAATAAACTCTTTGAAAGTTTCTTTTAAAGACTCTGGTAAAATACATTCTTCAATTGTTTGAGGTCTGTATTTTTCTACATATAAAAACTGGCTATCATTTACATTCAATTCATTCATAATATAATCCTAGGTTTATTCAAATGTGCTGTCAGATTCCACACCAACGTAGTAAACAAGGTCAGATGCATCAGCACTAAATCTAGATATACGTTTAGATGAAATAGCGACAGTGTAATCGGCTTGCAAAAACTTTAACATCTCAACCTTAATATTGATACAGAAAGTAGATTCTGTAGAACCAATATTCACGTCAAAAGAATTACTAGTATCATTTTTCTTATCAGAAACACTCAATTTTAATTTACCATCAGAACCAATAAAAGATACATCTGGTGCTCTTAACACAGAAGCAGTTTTATTAATCTGTGATAATATCTCAGAACTCAGTTTAAATTGGAT